AACAGGTGGTGCAGCTACATTTCAATCTGCTCAAGATGTTATTGAAGCTGTGGCTGGTAATACTTCAGAAGTCATAGTTCCTGCTCTTGCAGGTACTTATCTTCTTAAATTTCAAGATGATGGCGGTAGATTTAGTGCAAATGCAGCAAGCGTAGCTTTATCTATTGTTGATATTTTAGATTCTATTACTGTTAAAACTGACAGAGAAGATACTGATGGAACACCATATAACGGAACTAAATCAAATCTTACTTTTGATTCATCTCTTGGTGGATTAAAACTTACAGATCCAACAGCAAATGCTAGTGGTACTTATGATTTTGTAGATACTCTTGATCTTGGTGGTACATTCTCACTTGTCTTAAAGAGACATTTTCAAGGAGTTGGTTTCTATACAGGAGATCAGTTTGATAACAGAACAGACAATATAGATACTTGGACAGATTTTGATGGAACTATTGCTAATGATGTAAACGCAAAAATGTCTGTACGAACCACAACTGATAATCCTTCTAGTTCTCCAACATATACATCATTTAATGATTTTGCTAATGGAACATTTAAAGGAAGAGGATTTCAATTCAGAATTACTATAGACACAGTAGATACAGCACAAAATATGAATTTACAGCAAGCAGGATACACAGCTACTATGCCTTCAAGAACTGAACAGTCATCTGTTATAGCGTCTGGTGCAGGAGCAAAAGCAGTTACATTTACAGCACCATTTTTTGTTGGAACGTCTGGACTAGGCAACCTTAATAGTTTTTTACCCTCTGTTAATATTTCTCCACAAAATATGGCATCAGGAGATTATTTTGAACTTAGCAGTATATCTGGAACTGGCTTTACAGTTCACTTTAAAAACTCAAGTAATGCTAGTATTGATAGGAACTTTACCTACAGTGCTGTTGGTTTTGGTAAAGGAGGTTAACATGGAGAAAAATAGTTATTAACTATGTCTGACGTTACAAACTATACAATTGAAAATGCTTCTGGAGCCAACGTAAGAACTGATCTAAATGCTGTTTTTGCTGCGATTCAATCAAGTAATTCTAAATCTACTGATTTAGTCACAAGTCAATGTGTAGCTGGTATGCCTTTTTTAAATACCACTTCAAATATTTTAAAAATAAGAAATTCAAGTAATGGTGCTTTTACTGAAATAGGAAATATAGACCAAGCAAATTTAGGTTTACTATCAAAATCTGGTGGTACTATGACAGGTCAGCTTTTAATTGATGATTCTTCAAGTGCTTCTACTCCTGCATTAAGTTTCGATACAGATACAGATTTGGGTTTATTTAGAAAGTCTGCAAATGTAATGGGATTTTCCTCTAGTGGAACTGAAAGATTAATAATGGATTCAAATGGTATAACGCTTCAAGCGCAGAATGATTTACGTTTTGCTGACGCTGATAGTAGTCATTATGTAGGTTTTCAAGCACCAGCTACAATTTCTTCTAGTCTTACTTGGACATTACCTTCTGCTGATGCTGCTGTTTCTGGCTATGCTTTGGTATCTGATGCTTCTGGAACGCTTAGTTGGGCTGCTGCTGGAGGTGGAGCCGTTGGTGCTGGTGGTAATGAAATATTTTGGGAAAACGATCAAACTATTACGCAGGATTACACAATAACAAATAATAAAAATGCTGGCAGCTTTGGTCCGATTACTATACAATCAGGAGTAACAGTCACAGTTGGTAGTGGCGAAACTTGGACAGTTGTTTAAACTATGAGTCAACTTAAAGTCAATTCTATCGTTCCTGCTGGTGGTTTACCTTCTGGAGCTAAAGGTGGGATTATACAAGTAAAACAAAATATTAAGACTGATACTTCATCTTTTGAAGGTAGCACAGGTAATTTTAGTGGTAATATCTCAGGTCTTACTGAAACAATTACAACGCAAAGTGCAAGCAGCCAAGTTTTAATTATTTTAAATACAAATTTAAGTACTACAGAAGGTCAAAGATGTACTTTTAGAATATTAAGAGGCAGCACTGTTCTTAGTGTTGGAGATACTAGTGGTAGCGTACAAAGAGGTATTTTTCCTAGTATTTGCCCTTCTGATAACAACTCTCGTTCTGTTATTTGTTCAATGATGATTTTAGATTCACCTGGCTCTGCTGCTACTCATACTTATAACGTACAAGGTCAAGCCGAGTCATCTGCTGGAACTGTCAATATAAATAGAACTAAAGGAAATAACGATCACGAAACTTACCATGCTGGAATTAGTAGTATTACTTTGATGGAGTTAGGAGCTTAAGTTATGCCATTAGATCACGATGCTATTTATGCAGCTTACAAAGGCATAGTCGTTCAGATAGATGACGATATAGGTGCAAGAGATGCAAGTGGAAATATAGTTTCTATAGATCAAACTAAAGTTGATGCTGCAAGAGTTGAGTTAAACAAATTAAAATATCGAGAAGAAAGGACTGAAATTGGTTCAGTAACCTATAGTTCTTGGAGAGAACAATTAGCAATGTTGTATGACGATATGGTTGCTGGTAAACTTGATACAACTGGAACGTGGGCAACCCATGTAAAAGCAGTTAAAGACGCAAATCCAAAACCATGAGTACATTATCTGTAGCTACAATTAAAAATACTGGCTCTGGACAGATGGTTTTCAGAGATAGTAGTAATAATATAGTTGGACAATTAGTTCAAGTATGGGTTAACTTTGCTGGTGGAAATGTAAATAGTTTTGGAATAAGAAATAGTAACGGTGTTAGTTCTGTAACGGATCATGGTTCTGCTGAATTTACTGTGACTTTTTCAACAGCCTTTGCAAGTGATAGTTCTTATGCCTGTGTTTCTCAAAGTAGAGAGGATAATAATGGAGGTATTGGCGATCATAATACATATTATCCAAGAACTTTATCTTACACAGCAGCAGGCTCAATTAGAATGAGAACGGGTACAACCAGTGCTGCTGCCGATAATGACCAAATTTGGGTCGTTTGTGTAGGAACTCAGTAACTTTTTAATTATGTCAACACTTAAAGTAAATTCAATTCAAGATACTGGAGGCAATAACGGAGTTACTCCTGGTGAAATAAATAAAGGCATTATTAAAATTTATTGTGATTGGAAAACGACAAGTGGTCACTCCATAAATAACAGTAATAATGTTTCAAGCATAACTGATGGTGGAACTGGTGATACTACTATTAATTTCAGTATTACTTTAGCAAGTGCAAACTATTCAATGGGTTCTTCTGTAATGGAAGATCATGCTGGTGCAAGTAGCAGATCTGACCAATGTTTACAATTTAAAAGAGATTCAACTTGTAAAACTACTACAAGCTGTAGAGTTGGAACATATTTTACGCATACAGGGTCAAATGTGGACTGTATTGTTAATACAATAATGATTTGTGGAGATGAGTAAAAATAGAGTTATACTAAAAGAAAAACCTCATGGCTAATTCTGACAAAAGATTTATTTATGACAATGATGAGGGTGGTATCTCTATCGTCTGTCCAGCAGATAATACAGACCTTACCTTAGATCAAATAAAAGCAAAAGACTGTCCTTCGGGAAAAACAGTTTATACTGTTAATAAATCTGAAATTCCTACAGATAGAAGTTTCAGAGATGCTTGGACTTATTCGGAGTAAAACATGGGATTTGGTATAGACATGGCGAAAGCCAGAGAAATTCACAAAACAAAGATTAGAGAAGCAAGAGGCCCAAAGCTTGCTGAACTTGATGTTGAATTTCAAAGAGCACTTGAAACAGGTTCTAGTACAACTGATATTGTTGCTAAAAAACAAGCATTAAGAGATGCTCCTGCCGATTCTGGTATAGCTGCTGCTAGTGATGCTGACGCTCTTAAGGCACAATGGAAAACTGATATATTAGGTGCATCTCCATATAGCTAATGGCGATTATTCCAGGGAAAAAGAATTTTACTGTTGATAGGAGAGCAGACTTTCCTATTAAATTGACATTTAAAGATTCCACTGGGTCGGCAATAAATTTAACTGGATATACTGTTGCTGCACAAGTTTACGATGAATCACGTTCCACAAAATATGCAGATTGGGCTATAACATATACAGATAGAACTAACGGAATTATTGATATGAACTTAGCTGATACTGATACGGCAAATTTTACTCCAAATGTTTTGTTTTATGACGTATTATTAACAGAACCAGGAGGTAGCAAAAACTATTATTTAGAGGGTAAACTATTTATAAGTGAGGGTTACACAGCATGAGCAGTCCTAATCAAGTTACAGTCAGTCAAGTTTCTGATGTAGTAACAGTTGAACTGACTACTCAAGGTCCACAAGGTCCTGCTGCTGCTGGCTTTACCTTTGACGGATCTGGAAAAGTAAATGATTCTATTG